TCACCAGCAGAAACAGAGGCAACACCAGATGCAACTGACCTTTAGTTCACAGATTGAAGCAGCAGACGGCGAACGCCGCATTATTGCTGGTCAAATCGTCCCATTCGGTTCAGTAGGTAACACATCAGCCGGACGCGTTATTTTCGAGCGCGGCTCAATCCAGATTCCAGCAGTATCAAAGATTAAACTTCTTGCACAGCACAACACTAACGATCCAATCGGTCGCGCAAAATCATTCAGCGAGACAGCGTCAGGTATTGACGGAGTATTTAAGTTGTCAGCAGCTTCTAAGGCTTCTGATTACCTTGTTATGGCGTCAGAAGGACTTATTGACGGACTTTCAGTCGGTGTCGAAGTTCTAGCGTCCAAAGAAATGAAAGACGGCACAATGGTCGTCACATCAGCAATTCTTAAGGAAGTTTCGCTTGTCGAATCTCCTGCATTTACCGAGGCTCGCGTCCTCGAAGTCGCCGCATCAGAGAGCGAAGAAGTAGACGAAGTTTCTGAAACTCCAGAAGTGTCAGAAGAAACCCAACCAACAGAAAGTGAGGCAGCTGTGTCACAAGATACAACTCCCGCAACAACTGAGGCAGCAGCAGCACCCGCAGCAGAAGCCTCACGTCCAATCATCAAGGCTGCAACAGCCTACGGCGATGGAGTAACACGCGTACGCCATGGAATTACATCTATGGGTCGCTACACAGAGCACAAAGTTAAGGCAGCACTTGGAAACGAAGAGTCACGTCAATGGGTTGCAGCGTCAGAAGATTTGACAGCAGCAGATTCATTTTCGACAAATCCGGCATTCAGCCCTATCCAGTACCTTTCTAACTTCGTATCTAACACAAACTTCGGTCGTCCAGCAGTTGACGCAGTATCAAAGGCAGCACTTCCAGCCAACGGTATGACAATCAACATTCCTTCTCTCGTTACATCAGCTGGCGGCGGTTCTTCAACTGCTCCAACAGTTGCTGAAACAGCAGAAGCAGGAACACCATCAGATACACCAATGACTTCTGCATACGAGTCAGTATCAGTCAAGAAGTACGCCGGACAGCAGACCATCAGCCTCGAGCTCATGGAACGTTCAGACCCAATCTTCTTCGATCAGCTTGCAATCCAGTTGGAACGCGCTTACCTACAGGCAACCGACTCAGCACTTATCGCAATCCTTACAGCGCAGGGAACACAGGCTGCAACAACAGCAGCATCATCAGCAGGACTCATCAGCTACGTCTCAACAGAGTCACCAGCTGCATACAAGGGTTCTTCATACTTTGCACAGAACCTAGTTGCTAACACAGACTGGTGGAGCGCACTCCTCGGATACACAGACACAACAGGACGCCCTATCTACAACGCTTACAACTACATGAACAACGCAGGTGAAGCAAAGCCTTCATCTATCAAGGGAACAGTCCTTGGACTTGATCTCTACGTTGACAAGAACGTTACAGCTGGTCTTATTGACGAGTCAGCGTTCATCATCGCACCTGAGACAGTTCTCTGGATGGAATCACCAGAAGCGTTCTTCTCAGTAAACGTCGTGAACTCAATGTCAGTTCAGACAGCAATCTACGGATACGCAGCGGGTAAGGTTCTTATCCCAGCAGGCGTCCGTCGTTTCAACCTCGTCTAAGAGACGAATCTAGTACGCCGACTGGCGGGGCAGAGCCCTTCCCCGCCAGTTCGGTCTTAGGAAAGGAAATCATGGCAGCCACATATTGCACAGCAGATACTCTGCGTTCGGTTTTGGGTGTTGGAACTTTATATCCAACGTCAGACCTCGAATTGGCATGCCAGACAGCGCAAGACATTCTTAACCAATATCTTTGGTTTAACTCAATTCCAGTAATCGGCGGCACGGTTCAGAATAACGTCGTTACCGTTGTGCTATCAGCACCGGTCGACTTTACTGCCGGTCAAACAGTTACCCTTACAAATTGCGGTGCAAAGTTCGATGGCACTCATACCATTACGGCAACTTACCCATGGTCTCAAGGATCAGGTACGTTCCCATTCTTTACTTACTATTTCCCGTATAACTATTATTCATTTCCACGCGGGTATTCAATCCTGCAATGGACAGATACCCATGCAGACCAGAATTATCAGCTTATTGTGCCTTACGGCAGCGCAACCGGTGGTGACACCAAAGACACAGCTTACGCATCTACTCCGGCAATTAACCAAGCAGCTCTTATGCTTGCTGTCGACATTTGGCAGGCGCGTCAAGCTCCTTCTAGCGGCGGCGTTTCCGTCGATGGCGTTACTCCAAGCCCTTACCGTTTAGGCAATACCATGCTTGCTAAGGTACGCGGTCTTATTGCGCCTTATATGAACCCGAGAGCAATGGTCGGCTGATGGCAACAGCATTATCCACACTCCGTCAAGATTTGGGAACGGCTCTACAAGCCAATACAACATACCAAGTCTTTATCTACCCACCTCAAACTATTCAAGCAAATTCCGTCGTTATCATTCCCGATGATCCATATTTAGTGCCATCAAATGATTCATGGGCAACTGTTGGACCAATGGCTAATTTTAAATTACTTATTACTGTTCCATTATTCGATAACCAAGGCAATCTTATGGGAATCGAAGACGCGGTTGTAACAATGTTTAATGCACTTTATACAGCTACTACAAACGATACTATTGCTTATAACGTTGGAACAATCTCTCAACCACAGGTTCTATCTGTGGCATCTGGCGACCTTCTGAGCTGCGAAATGCAGATCAGTCTTATGACAACTTGGAGTTAAAATGGCATATACAGACATGGCAGAGTGGGAAAAAGAAAATACAGCATTCCTGATTAAAATAGGTCAGGTAGAGGCAAAACCAAAGCCAACAACAAAGAAAGATGAGGAATAAGCAATGGCATTCGGTCCATTTCTAAACAATGGAGTTGGCGTAAAGGTTAACTCTGTCGATCTATCAGATCACGTCAACAACATCACACTCAACCGTAACTTCGACCAACTTGAAGTAACAGCAATGGGTGATTCAGGTCACAAGTTTATCAAGGGACTAGAAGCATCTTCAATCACTCTTGATTTTCTTAACGACCTTAATACAAGTTCAGTTATTGCTACCTTGCAATCAGCATATGGTACACAGGTGCCAGTAGTTGTATTGCAGAATAAGGGTGTTGCAGTTTCAGCTACTAACCCTCTCTATACAATGACAGTACTTGTAAATCACTTGACAGATGTAAGTGGCGCAACAGGTGATCTCAGTACCCAGAACGTTACATGGGACGTTTGCGGTACAGTTGCAGTAACTACAACAGGTTCATTCTAAGAAAACAACAAAGGGGCTAAAATGGCAAAGCTAAGGGTTACAACGCAAGATAATACAACGACTGATTACGAAATCACGCCGTTGATAGAATACGCGTTTGAGCAGTACGCCAAGAAGGGCTTTCATAAGGCACTTCTAGAAGATCAGAAACAGTCAGATATTTACTGGCTGTGCTGGGAAGCAATACGCCGTTCGGGTACAACGGTAAAACCTTTCGGGGAAGCATTTTTAGAAACCCTCAAGTTAGTTGAGGTTCTTGAATCTGACCCTTTAGAGTAGATCGGAACTCCGTCACCTATCTCGCAGCTCGTTTGAGTTATGAGTATGGAGTTCCGTTCCACTCCATCGTAGAACTATCTCCGATGGCATTTCAGTATCACGTCCAACTATTAAAGGACATAGCGAAAGCGAGGGAAGATGGCAACCGCCTTAGGAAACGCCTCTGAAATTCGCATCGCTTTACGTCGATACGCTAGTGATCTAAATGAAGAACTCGTACATGAGTGGGGAACTATTTTAAAGCCTGTCGTTGCACAGGCTCGTAGTTTTGCTCCAGATGTTCCCATGCGTAATTGGGAAGCTACTAAAGGCAGAAAAATTACTGCTGCCACCTCTATGTTTAGAACTGCTCGTTTTCCAGTTTATAACGTGACTGAAGTCAAAGCTGGAATTACCTATGAAACTTCTCCTACAAAAGTTACTCGTTCTGGTTTTGTCAACATTGTTAGGATTAAAAACAAGTCAGCAGCAGGAGCGGTATTTGAAACCGCTGGTCGCAAGAACGGACAAGGGCAGAACTGGGTCGGTCCACGGGCTGGCGGTGCTTCAAAAGGCGAATCTCATTCCGTAAATCCTTACGCTGGCAATCAGTTTATATCTAATCTTGGACAACTTTATGGTCATAAGAAAAATACAGGACGCCTAATTTATCGCGCTTGGGCTAATACTCAAGGACGGGCTAATGCTTCGATTATCAAAGCATTAGAAAATGCTACAGAAAGATTTGACAAGAGAACTTCAACTGTCGATATTCGGAGAGCAGCATGAGTAACGTCGTCTTAAATATCCTTTCCGAGTTCAAAGGCAAGCAAGCATTTAAGGACGCAGATTCAGCCGTCGCTCGCCTTGAAAAAGGTGCGAAAAAATTAGGTTCAGTTCTTGGCGTGAGTCTTGGTACTGCTGCGGTCGTTGCGTTTGGTAAAGCAACAGTCAATGCATTTGAAGCCGACCAAAAAGCCGCCGCGCAACTTTCTAATACTATCAAAAACCTTGGTTTAGCTTATGAAAATACACATGTTCAAAACTTTGTAAAAGACCTGTCTCTTGCTACTGGTGTGGCTAAAGATGAGCTTATACCTTCAATGCAGAAGTTCTTGCAAGTTACCGGCTCAGTTGCAGATAGTCAAAAACTACTCAAAGAAGCAATAGACATTTCAAAAGGTAGCGGTCAAGATTTAGCAACCGTTACAACAGACTTAACCAATGCTTATGTAGGCAACAATAAAGGATTAAAGAAATACGCCCTTGGACTTAGCCAAGCCGAACTTAAAACCATGAGTTTCTCTCAAATCATGGACAGATTTATGAAGAACTTTGCGGGCGCTTCACAAGCCAACCTCGATACCGTGGCTGGTAAATTGGGTGTTTTGTCTGTCGCAGCCGAAGAAGCCAAAGTAAAAATTGGCGGCGCTCTTATAGATTCCGCTTCTCTTATTAGTGGTTCTTCAAATATTGAAGATTTAGCGAAAAAGATGGATCACCTAGCCAATTCAGCCGTCGATTTCATTGACCGTTTATCTCTTGGCATAGCTGAAATCAAAACCATTATTAACTCCAATTTTTGGAATATGGGCTCAAATCTAGCAAAAGTTGAAAAACAAGCCTACGACGCCAAATTACGCCGTAACCAAGCAACCGCTTGGGAAGGTGTTGATATTCCTAAAACGGCAGCGCAGATAGCAGCTGACAAAAAAGCCAAGGCGGATTCCCTTAAAACACAGCAACAACTTTTGGCGGCTCAGAATAAGCAAACAGCGGAATTAAAAAAACAAGCTGCTTTAAAGAAAGATAATTCAATTTTCGATATGCAGCAGATTGAATTGGTCGCCGCCCTCAAAGGTCAATTATCTGACGATGATCGCAAGCGCGCAGAACTTCAGCTGGCTATTCTCAACGAGAATGATGTTCTTGCTACATCACTTACCAAGCAGATTCTTATGGCTCAAGATGCAACAGGTGGGTTGTATAATTACTTTTTGACTATTGGCGACACTAAGATTAAGAATCCTTTTTCTTTCTTAGACCAATGGATTATTGACTTCCAGAAGGAGTTAGATAGCCTTAAAGCTCCTACCTTTGCTGGTGTTGCGGTTTCAACCAATGCTGGAACTACTACTACTTCGATGGCACCTACTGACGGTCAAGTTCTAAACTTTACTCCTAGCGTTTCCTATCCTTCCGCTACAACCTCACCCGGCGATCCTGGCTTTATCGGTCCAGTAGCACCGACAGCATCAACTGCTCCAGTCATTTACAATTATTTTGGCGGCTCAGTCGTCACAGACCAAAAACTTATCGACCAAGTAATGAACGGCACACAGCTTGCAAGCCTTTCAGGATCACCAAGCCAAATCGGTAGAATCGCAGGTATGTTTGGGTAATGGCACTACCAGCAGCCATATCGGTTTCCTTTGATTACTCGGCAGGGGCTACTTTCGGTTACAACGGGTTCGTCATTGGCGACTCGAAATACGGAATCCTTGGCACTAACACCCTTGGTACGTCTAGCCTTCCAGAACCGGTTATCGACCTTACCCCTAACGTTTACCACATCAGCATTACTCGAGGTCGCAATATCCAGCGCGACACTTACGAAGTAGGAACAGCGGTTATCCGTGTTTTAGATCCGTTATCGTATTTTAACCCGCAAAATACAGCTTCTCCGTATTATGGTTATTTGGCTCCGCTTCGTAAGATTCGCGTATCGGCTACTACTGCTACTACTCAAGCAACTAATGCCTCTAATAGTGCAACAGCTGCAGCCACCTGACGTGATGGCGCAGACCTATGGATTCCCTTATGCGATCCAAAGCAACGTTGCAATCAATACATAAAGCCCCACGCACTGCACCCGTACGGTGACAGTGGTCCACGTGCATCCGCTTGGAGCGATCACCGCAGATGTGGCAACCACCCGCCTTCATCTCCAACGCCACGAACCCAAGCGTGTGGTTGTTGAACACCACCACTTTCACCGGCAGCTTGTGCTGCACCAGGGTGAGGAAATCGCCCATCAACATGGTGAAGCCCCCATCACCGGAAAGGCTGATCACCTGCCGCGCCGGAAATGCCGCCTGCGCACCA